GTCAAGGAAATGGAAAGAATAGCAAATATTCATCAACGTCTCGTAACTCGGCTCGTAAAGCATATCGTGGTCAAGGTCGTTAATATATACATGTAGTAATGTAAAATTATATGGCATGTCTGATTGCTAATCTTCCGTCGATGGAAGTCTGGGTTCGTAAAGAATATCTGACAGATCATCAAAGCGGGCATGGTGAATTTGTAAAGGGCGTTTGGGTATCGGTTAAATCGATACCTGGACGTGCTTTTTATTTTGAGACTTATTTGCCAGAATATGCGGCAATGTATGATAAATTACCTATTAGTGCTTTTGTCTCGGATCCAGAGATTCCAACACCGGATATGAGACTACCAAACCTCCAGTTTTGGAATTGCATGGACTACGGAGTCGTCTCGGTGGATAAGAAATTTATCGGTTCGATGGATTTTGAGTGTTATACAAGAGACCATGGCATTGTAAAAGGCACTTATGTTTGCACAATTGACAATTATCATCATGATCCAGATTATGTTGATAATTCAACAAGTGAAAATCCTGCCGAACACAAGTCACATAACTTGATTGAACTTGAAAATGGGCAGTATGGATTATATCCAAACAATAGAATGCGTATTTTTGATAATAGTTTAACACCTGTCAATCCAAAAATGCCTGATTTTAAGGTTTCAACGCAATATTATCAAGTTGAAAATGGAAATGATCGACTTGGAATGGGTCGTGAGGATGAATATTTCTGGAAAACAGCAAAAGAACGCAAAAAAGAGCAAGAAATCCCAGAAGAAATGTATAAATCTCAAGATAATCGTCCCTTAGATCTACAATAAATAAAAAATAGGGATAGTAACCCCTTAAAAAGTTCTGTTTTTACATAAAAACAGAGGAAAAATGGGAAATTTACCTGTTGATAGAGATAAAAATTACATGAAATCTATGTGGGGCACCACAAGTTTAATGACGGATTATTGGTCACTTCCAAGAAAAGATCAAAATGAAGAAAAAAATGTGATTCAAGAGATTATGCATGATGATTTGAATTCAAATCAAAAAAATCTTCAGGAATGAAGTATAAATAATTTAAAAATATTATAAAATGGCAGTCCAAAGGACATCCAGAGTATTTCGAGATATTAGTTTGTCTTTCCGTCCACATCCAGTGACGGGAGATTTACCTATATTAAAAAATGAAAATGCAATTACTAGATCAATTAGAAATTTAGTCGAAACAATTCCTAATGAACGATTTTTTAATTCGACTATTGGATCTGATGTGAGATCTTCATTATTCGATAATGCGTCTATTGGAACTGAAATTAGAATAAAAGATCAAATTAAAAATTCAATTCAAGCATATGAAGAACGAGTAGAAAATTTATTAATAGATGTTAATTTTTTACCCGATTTAAATTCAATAGATATTGACATACACTTTGATATTATTGGAAAAAATTTTCCTACGCAAACAATTAATTTCATACTAGAGGCAACGAGATAAAATGCCTTTTACAGAGTTTAACAATTTAGATTTTGATCAAATTAAAGATTCGATCAAAGATTATCTAAGAGCAAATTCAAAATTCACTGATTTTGATTTTGAGGGATCTAATTTCTCAATATTGATTGATATACTTGCATATAACACATATATTAATTCATTCAACAGCAATATGATTGCAAATGAATCCTTTTTGGATTCTGCAACTTTAAGGCAAAATGTTGTTGGGTTGGCAAGAAATATAGGATATGTACCAAAATCAAGAAAATCTGCAAGAGCAATAATATCATTTGAAGTTTTTCTTGACGGAGTTGATGCACAAACATTAACTTTAAAATCAGGTCTTGTTGGTACTGGAAATGCTAATAACACTTCATATGTTTTTTCAATTCCAGAAGACATTACTGTAAACACAACTGATGTTGGAACGTCTAAGTTAGCAACTTTTGATGCAATATCTGTTTATGAAGGTATTTCTTTAAAAAAGACTTTTACAATAGATACATCGATTGAACAAAAATTTGAATTACAAAACTCATTTATTGATACAGATTCTATTAGAGTTTACGTAAAAGGGCAAAATGAAACCGGAAGAGGAAAAGAATATAGTGTTGTAAATAATATTATTGATATTGATTCAACTTCTGAGATCTTTTTAATTCAGGAGATAAAAGATGAAACTTATGAAATTATTTTTGGTGATGGTCTTTTTGGTAAGAAACTTGAAAATGGATCTTTAGTTACGATTGAATACATTGTAACTAATGGAGAAGATGGGAATGGAGTCAGAAATTTAGCATTCTCAGGATCTCTTCAATATAATAATCAAGATGGAAATCCAATTCTCGTAGAATCAAGTGAACCCGTTGTCATTACTACTTTATTATCATCCAGAGAGGGTTCTAGCATTGAGAGTGTAGATTCTATCAAGTACTATGCTCCAAGAGCATACAGTGCCCAGAATAGGGCAGTCACTGCCAGAGATTATGAATATATTGTGAGACAAGTATATCCAAATGCAGAAGCAGTATCTGTGATTGGTGGAGAGGAATTAGATCCTCCAGAATTTGGAAGTGTATCCATTGCAGTAAAACCAAGAAATGGCACATTCCTTTCAGATTTTACTAAAGAGAGAATTTTATCAGATTTAAAAAATTATTCAATAACAGGAATTAACCAAAAAATTATCGATTTAAAAATACTTTATGTCGAGATTGAATCTTCAGTATATTATAACTCATCTCAAATCTCAACTCCAAGTTCACTGAAAAGTTCTGTTATTGGAACTTTGGAAAGATATGCTCAATCTGCAGACTTGAATAAATTTGGGGGTAGATTTAAGTATAGTAAAGTGCAACAGGTTATTGATAATACAAACTCAGCAATTACCTCAAATATCACTAAAGTGAGGATGAGGAGAGATATGAAAGCATCTTTGAATAATTTTGCACAATACGAAGTTTGTTTTGGTAATCGTTTTTACATTAATGAGTACGGATATAATATAAAAAGCACTGGTTTTACTGTTGAGGGAGAAAGTAGTACTGTATACATCACGGATACACCAAATAGAAATTTAAATGGAAATCTTGATAGTAGTGGTAAAGGAATTTTATCTTTAGTTAAAGAAACATCTACGGGAACATCGGAAATCGTTATACAATCAGTAGGAATTGTTGACTACATTAAAGGAGAAGTTTTACTTAACACAATAAAAATTAATTCTACAGTATTATCCGATGGAATTATTGAAATTCAAGCATTTCCAGACTCAAATGACGTTATTGGATTAAAAGATTTATATTTAGTTTTTGATGTTGGAGCTAGTTCTTCCACAATAAATATGACAAGAGATACTATTTCTTCAGGAGAAAGTATATCAGGAACAAGATATATAACAACATCTAGTTATCCGAACGGGAAATTAAAAAGGTAGAGAAAGCATGGAAGATACAAAATTTGACTCTAGAGTAAAAGTAAGTCAGATTATAAAAAATCAATTACCCGAATTTATTTCTTCGTCAGAAGAAAACTTTATTGATTTTTTAAAGCAATACTATATTTCTTTAGAGTATCGTGGTGGTGCTTTAGATATAGTAAATAATTTTGATCAATATATTAATTCTAATAATTTAACTCAGGATATTATATCTAAGACTTATACTCTAAGTCAAGATGTTGGATTTATTGATGATGAAATTTTTGTATCTTCTACTATAGGTTTCCCTGAAGAGTATGGTCTATTAAAGATCAATAATGAGATTATTACTTATACTGAAAAAACAGAAACTTCCTTTACCGGATGTATTAGAGGATTTAGTGGTGTAGATTCTTATGAAGAGGATAGGGGACAGCAAAGTCTTGTCTTTACAAGAAGTAATATATCAGAGCATGAAGAAGGAGATTCTGTAATAAACCTTAGTAATTTATTTTTAAAAGAATTCTTTAAAAAAATAAAATATCAATTTTTACCTGGTTTAGAAAATAATGAGTTAAATTCTGAAGTAAACGTTGGATTATTTTTAAAACAGGCAAAGTCTCTCTATCAAACAAAAGGAACTGATGGGTCTTTTGAGATATTATTTAAAGTATTATATGGAGTAAAAGCAGAAGTAATTGATACTGAAAAATTTCTAATTAAACCATCATCGGCAGAATTTATTAGAAGGAAAGTTTTATTTGGAAAATTAATTAGTGGCGAAAATCCTTTAAAAGTTGCTGGTCAAACTTTAATTTCAGATGATGGATCTGCATCAGCACCAATTTCAGAAATTGATTATTATAGATCATCAACTGGAGAGAATATTTACAAAATTTCCACATCTGAAGGGTATGACGAAAAAGGTCTTTTGATTGGATCATTTAAAGAAACTCCAGTAACAAAAGTAATTGGAAATGTTCCTATTGGTTCTACAACGATAACAGTTGATTCTACAGTTTCCTTCCCAAATTCAGGAACAATTATTTCTGGAACCAATCAAATTACATATACAAGAAAAACAGTAAATCAATTTTTTGGATGTTCCGATATTACATCACAAATTTCAGATACTGATGAGATTAAGGGAACTAATTATGCTATTTCATATGAAGATGGTGACATTAATAAACCAGTAATATTCGAATTAAAAAATATTTTAAGTGATTTTAATTTTGATGATAATTATACTCTGATAGAAACAGGTGATAAAATTATTATCAACAATCTTGGAGAATATATTAAAGATAGGCAAGAAGACAACACATATAAAGAGTTTATTTTTAATTCCTGGATTTATAATACATCTTCTAGATTTGAAATAGAATCTTCTTTAAGTAATACATCACATATCTTAGCAGAATTTCCAGACAAAGTTTCTTTAAGAGAGGAAGATGATGTCAACATTTTCAGACGAGGTGCAAATGTATCTTTAGGAACTGCTAGAGTTGACAGTATCTCTAGAAATCAATCAGATTCGACCAAAGGAGATTTGGCACTTGCAGATTTAGTTTTAGTAGATAATGATACAGATTTAACAGATGGACAATATGACATTAAGAGAGTAATTAAAACTGCCTCATCCTCTACAGATTTTCCTTTAGAATTTTCAAATGTATCTGCAAATGTCCAAAATACTTATGACGATCAGGGAGAAAACATTTATGTTGCTACAAATTCTTTACCAGATTATGAGATAACTCCAGAATCAATTTTTGTAGAAATAACAGATACATCAAATATCAGTACATCTGAGATTACTATATCACAACCATTATTAAAATTTTTAACGGGAGATAAAATAACTTATACACATGGAACTGGTAATCCAATCACAGGATTGGTATCAGGTAATGAATATTTTATTAAAATTGTAGATTCTAATAAAATCAAACTTTATAATTCATTAACTGAAATTTATATTGATGAAAATATTGAA